ACACCAGCCCAGCATCCCTGGCGAAGGAACTCCTCGCCATCCTCGATCGAGACGGCGCCCGCATTCAGCGGATCGACGACTACATGCACGGCGAGCACGACGACCCGTACATGCCGCCCCAGGCGGACGACGAGTACCGGCTGCTCGCCAAGCGCGCGGTGTCCAACTGGATGCCGCTCCTGATCGGCACGCCTGCTCAGGCCCTGTACGTGGACGGCTACCGGCCGGGCTCGAAGAGTGCCGGCCTCCCGTCCGTCTCGTCCTCGACGAGCGGGCAGTGGTCCCACTGGCAGCGTTCTCGCATGGACGCCCGCCAGGCCGCGGTCTACCGGGGCGCCCTTGGCTACGGTCACTCCTTCGTCCTGACGGAGAAGACCAAGAAGGGCGTCATGTCCAAGGGCCTGTCGGCCAAGCGGACGGCTGCCCTGTTCGAGGACCCGGCGAACGACGAGACGCCGTACGCCGCGATCACCGTGGTGTCCAAGCCGCGAGGCGAGACGCCGGGTAAGGCCCGGCTCTTCGACGGACGCAACGAGTACGCGGTCCAGTTCAAGTCGTACACCGACGCCGACTCCATACGGGTCGGCACCGGCAAGCGGCATGGTGCGACGGAGTGTCCGGTCACCCGGTTCGCCGCCTCGGTCGACCTCGAAGGTCGCACGATCGGCGTCGTCGAGCCGATGATCCCGCTCCAGAACCGCATCAACCAGACGATCTTCGATCTGCTCGTCGCCCAGACGTACACCTCGCACGAGGTGCGGTACGTGACCGGTATGGCGCCGCCTCTCCAGATGGAGATGGTGGACGAGAACGGCAACGTCACGACCGATCCGGCGCTCGCTGTCGACAGCCGGCCCCGGCTCGACCCGGCCGGCAATCCGATCCCGGCGAACATCAACCACAACGCGCGGCGCTTCCTCTTCGCCGAGGACCCGGACGTGAAGTTCGGTTCGCTGCCCGCTGGCCCGATCGGCTCGCTGATCGACTCCGTCGACATGAGCATCCGCCACCTCGCTGCGGTGTCCCAGACTCCGCCGCACCACCTGCTCGGCCAGATCGCGAACCTGTCTGCCGAGGCCCTGCTCGCTGCGGAGACGGCGCTGTCGCGGAAGATCACCGAGTTCCAGTCCATCTTCGGAGAAGCCTGGGAGCGCGTCTTCCGCCTGGCCGCCGAGCTTGAGGGCAACACGGCCGCGCAGGAGGACTTCAACGGCGAGGTGCAGTGGCGGGACATGGAGTCGCGTTCGCTGGCCCAGGCCGCGGATGCTCTCGGCAAGCTCGCCGACCAGCTCGGTATCCCCAAGCGTGGTCTGTGGAAGCGGGTGCCCGGCATTACCCAGACCGAGTACGAGGACTGGGAGCAGATGGCCGAGGAGGACGACTCCGTCGGTCAGCTCGCTACAGCCCTGACCCGAGCTACGCCCAGCGTGGCGACCAGCTCGGTGCCGGCCTCACCCGACAGTGAGGCGGTCGCCGCGTGACCAGCCCGGCCCGACAGGCTGAGGCTGAACGCGCTGCGATTGCGTTCCAGATGGCGCTCACCCAGATCGGGGCGGGCACCGTCACGGATGCGCTTGCGAAGTGGGAGGACGTCCCGGCTACAGCCAGGGCGTCCACCGCTGCCTCTTGGCTGAGGCAGGCCATCACGCTGGTGATGGGTCGCAGGCGCCAGTCGCGGGACCTCGCCCGCGCGTACTACCGCCTCGTCCGCGCTCTGCGGACGGGGACCACGGTGGCTGATCCTTACCACCCCGAGCCCAGGTACGTGACGGTCACGGTCCTGCGCGAGGAGTTCAACGCCTTGGTCGGAGGCGCTGAGCGCCCCCAGGAGGGGCGTTCGAGCGACGCCCCCACCGAGTCCCAGAACTCCGCCTCGTCGGCCGCGACCAGCCAAGCTGGGGAAGCTGACGGGGCGGCCCCCGACAACTCCGACCAGGCGTCGGAAGACGAACTCGACCGCATCCTGGTCGAGGAGATCGAGGGCCTTCGCGAGGCGGAGGAACGGATCGAACGCGAGGCGGAGGAAGAGCTCCGCTTGGTGCTGGAAGCCCTTGGGCCCAACAACCTCCAGAAGAAGGTCGACGTGATCGACGGCGCCAGGAGCGCTGACGAGGTCGACAAGCTTCGGGATGAGGCCAAGAAGCAGGCCGGCGCCCAGCAAGCCGCAGCCGCGGAGCGTGTCGCCATGAACGGCGGTCGCTCGGCGATCTGGAACCACATGTCGCGGGACCGTCGAGTCCTTGGCTACATCCGACTTTCGCGCTCCGGTACCCCGTGCGGGTGGTGCGCGATGCTCATCTCTCGTGGGCCTGTCTACCGCTCCGGCAACTCGGCCGAGTTCGCCGATGGGGACAAGTACCACGACAACTGCCACTGCTACGCGGAGCCTGTGTTCTCGCGTGAGCAGTACAACAGCTCGGCTACGTACGAGCTGAATCGCCGGTACGAGGAGCTGTGGCCCAAGGTCACACGCGGCCTGTCCGGCAAGGCGGCTGTTGCCGCCTGGCGCCGGTTCATCCGGCAAGAACAGAAGGCCGCAGCCCAGGAGGCTCGGCAATCCACATCGAGCGTCCAGGAGGCGTAAGCGTGCCCGAGCAGGAAACCACCGAGACCAGCACTGAGACCCCCGCGGAAGAGACCGTCGAGACGCCCCCGGAGGGCGAGACCCCCAAGGGCGACGAGACTCCCTCGACCGAGGAGGCCCCGGCAGAAGAGAGCGTTCCGGCTGACGTGCTTCGCAAGAAGCTGACCGACGCCAACGCCGAGGCGGCCAACTACCGAACCAAGCTCCGCGAGACCGAGGCCAAGCTCAGCTCGGCCAAGACCGTCGAGGAGTTCGAGTCGGCGACCGCTGACCTGAAGGGGCAGATCGAGGCGCTGGAGCGCAGCATCCTGCTCACCAACGTGGCACAGAAGTACGAGCTCCCCGAGGCGCTGGCCAAGCGCCTGACCGGCGCCACGCCCGAGGAGCTTGAGGCGGACGCGAAGGAGCTCCAGAAGCTCATCGCTCCTTCCGCGCCCGAGTCGCTTGGCGGCGGCCTCAATCCCGAGGACGACGCGGACGACTTCGACCCGGTCAAGGCGGCGCAGGCCGCTCGCCGTAGCCGTCGCTACTGACCAACCCTTCTGGCCGCGTGCAAGTGACGCACGTCGAGCCTCATCTCCCCTACCGACAGGAGTAACCACCCGTGGCACACAGCGTTGTCAAGCCCGAGAAGATTGCCGCTACTGCGGCGGTCGCTCTGGAGCAGGCCCTTGTCGTCCCCGCGCTTTTCCAGCGCGAGGGCATCGACCAGTACAAGGGCGCCGAGAGCGACACCATCAACGTCAAGGTTGAGGGTGTCCTCCCCTTCCGTACCTACGAGTGGCGTTCCGGCGAGCCGACCTCGTCCACTCCCGGCACTCGTCAGGCGATCCAGTTCGACGAGTACACCGAGAAGACGGTCGCCGTCCGCTTCGGTGGCAACATCTACTCGGCCGTCAAGCTGACCGATGAGCAGCGCGAGTTCGACCTCGACGGCTGGGCCAAGCTCATGACCAAGCAGACCGAGGCCATCGGCCGCGGCCTGGAGCGCGAGGCTGTCTCCACGCTGCTCGGCGAGAGCTACTCCGTCACCCTCGGCGGTAACGTCTCTGCGCGTGGCGGGTCGAGCGACCTTCGCCGGACCCTGATCAAGGCCCGTGACGTCCTCAACAAGTTCCGTGTCCCGACCGATGGTCGTGTCCTTCTGGTCGGTTCCGACTGGGAGTCCGCGCTTCTGTCGGACGAGAAGCTGAACCTGGCCGGCAACGTCGGCGAGGCCGAGGCTGTCTCCGCCCTGCGTGAGGCCAACATCGGCCGGCGCTACGGCTTCGACATCGTGGTCTCGCAGGAGGTTCCGGGCGACGCCGCGTTCGCGCTGCACCGCTCCGCGTTCATCTTCGCGACCGGCGCCCCGACCGTCCCGCAGTCCGTGTACGGCGGCACCGCCGCTCACAACGGTGTGGCGATCCGCTACATCCAGGACTACGACGCGAACTACCTGACCGACCGGAACGTGGTCAACACGTACAAGGGCTTCCGGTCCATCAAGGACCAGCTCATCGGCATCAACGAGGGCACCGGCCAGGCGTTCGTCTCGCAGTTCGAGCACTTCGTCCGCGCGATCAAGCTGGACCTCGACCTGACCGCTGACGTGCTGCCCGACCCGGACGGCCCCGACGCCGCGCAGGTCGAGCTCGCTGCGATCACCGGTGTCGCCGGTACCGCTGACGGCGCTGGCGTCTGATCCATCGGCTGAGTGGGGCGGGGTGTGCAAGTTGCGCATCCCGCCCCTCCCCGTGAGTGAAGGAGAACCATCTTGGCGAACTTCGCCACACTCGATGAGCTGAAGGCTCGCCTCGACTGGACGCTCGACGCTGACGAGGAGCGCATCGCGACCTCGGCCCTGGAAGACGC